CACTACAAATCGTCAAAAAAGGACTAGATATAGAATAATGGATGAACTAAAGAAACTACCTAAAAAAGCAACCGAAGAGAGTTTTAACGAGCTACACTATCTTGTTACAGAGGACTTTCTACGTAGAATAAGAAGCGGAGAAGCGACTACACAAGATCTAAAAGCAGCTTGCGACTGGTTAAAAACCAACGACATCACAGGTGTAGCTTTTGATGGTAGTCCTTTAGATAAGCTAAACAAACTTCTACCTACAGTTGACCCAGCTCTCGTAAAGAGGAAAGTATATGGCAAGCAAAACTTCTAAGTATTACAAGAAGAATCCAAAGGCTGCCGCTAGAAGGCGTAAGCAGCAACGCAGATACAACAAAACTAAAAAAGGTCTAGAAATTAGAGTCAATGCAAACAAACTTAATAGAAAACTTGGTACATATGGCAACCGTGACGGATTGGATGCCGCCCATTATAAGGGTAGCAAGACCCGTGGCAGAAAACAAAAGCCATCTATTAACAGAAGAAGCAGACTTAAAATTAAACGATGACCCCATTACTACCAAACCCTGATTACTATTTACACAATTTAATAACCATGACAAGTTCAGAATCAAAACGGCTCTGGAGAAGGGCTATCAAAGAGCACTTTAATTGTCAATGTGTTTATTGCGGAGAATTTCATGAATTACACAACCTTACAATCGACCACGTACGCCCTAAATGTAAAGGCGGAAAGGATGTTACAGCGAATGTTGTACCCTCGTGTCGACGATGCAATCAGGAGAAAGGTAGTAGAGAATGGCTCATCTGGATGAGAGCTACGTTTGGTCATAAGCCAGACAGAGAAAAACTTATTTCAACACACATACGCTATGGCTGAACGATTTAAACCGGGTGTCTACTTTCGAGACGGTAAACAAGTCTTTCTTAACGATAAAGGAGAAATAGAAAACCCTAGAATATATTATTTAAGAAGAAACTCACTAGAAGCATACAATAAATATGTTAAACCTATATTACAAATTGACTTTCCTAGTGTGTTAGAACCTTATACAGAAGCTAGAACTAAACAGATAAAAGGTCTACAAGAGGTAGACTCAGAAGTTATAGGAGATATTACTGATGCTTTATCTCTTAGAATATCTGAAGAAAGACAGCTGAAAGAAATAGAAAATAAGAAAAAGAAATTTAATCATCCTAATGCGATGAATAAATTTGGTAAAAATATGACATACTATCAGTATGAACAAGCAATAAAAGAAGAAGAGCCTAACGTTGAAACTAAAGAAGAAGCGGTAGACATAAATAAAGCTTTTACTGAACGTACTGGTATTGTTATACCTAAGAGTTACAAATGATTGAACAGAAACAACCTAACATCCTGTACAATGCTGAAACAGATTATTTATTAAATACTAATATAAAACCTGATAATCAGTACAGACAGGACTACGATCAAAGTAAGTCATTTGCAGCTAAGACAGGTGACTTCTTTAAGTATGCACTATCTATACCAGAAAAGCTAGACAAAGCAATCGGTATACACGGTACAAGACAAAAAGCAATCAAAGCACTAACTGGTGGGCTATCAGAAGATCATATGGTAGCCGCACTAGCCGGTGAAATGCTTGTACCTGATAGTCTTGACTTAATTACACTCGGTCTTGGTTATATACCACGTCGAGTTATGGGTGGTGGTAGCAAAGCTATCAAGATGTATTTAAAAGCTAAGAAAGCTAAAATACCTAAAAGAATTATTGAAGAAGCAAATAGTATTAGTCAAGGTACAAAACGAATTACCGACGCTGACTATGAAGAAATGATTAAAGGTGCAGAGAAAGTTGGTAGAATTACAGGTAAGTCAACAGATGACGTATTAACGGAGCAAGGCTTACTTTCTAAAATGGATTTTCAAGATTTAGATGAAGCTGAAGCAGCTGCACAACAAGCTAGTGCTCTTGACATACTTAGGAAACAAAGAGATGCTGGAAAGGGAGTTGATGAAGCAGCTAGAAAACAATCTCATATAGATATACTAAAAGCTAATAGAACTATAATGGGTGACGGCAGTAAACATATACCTACATTAAAAGATAAAGGTATAAGTGAAGAAGCTAATGCTGTATTTTCTAGAGCTGCTTTTAGAAATGGAGTCTTTGACTATGAAAAATGGTTTCTAAGTAAAGATAGACGTATTACTGAGTTCTTCGGTTCTATGGGTAAACGTTATTCTAAAGGTAACTATAACAAAGTTAAAGAGTTACTACAACCTATTATGGAAAGTGAGTTTGCAGATTTCTTTGCAAGACATCCAGACCTAGTTGGACATAGACTAGAATTACATCACATTGTACCTTTAAACATCGGAGCTCAGTTGTTTGACGGATTAAGATGGCAGAGTGACGAGTGGTATGATTTAATGGAAGTGTTTTATAAAAAAGGTGTTTTCCCGGGAGCTAATCAGGTTACAGGTACAATTACAGATCAACTTACAGCTGGTAACTTGACAGAAGTGTTTGGTGGGGCTTTTAAAGAAGCACACTATATTCTACATCAAAAATACTTTGCAGATGCCCTAGGTGTTTTTAACCCTAAGAAGTCTAAAGATCCATACGCTCATTTTACTAAGTTTTTTACACCGGCACGTAATGCTAAGATTAAATCAGGTGAAGCTGGTAGAAAAGCAGTTGCAGCTGAGTTTGCTGACAGATTAAAAGAAGGAGAAGTGCTAGTTAAGCGTATGATGGGTCAAATCCAACAAGCTGTCGGTAAGTCACCATTATCTACTGACCCTATTGAGAACTTTGATGAGCTAGCTGATTTATTTTTTGACATGACTAAGGATGGTATGATACCAGCTTTAACATCTAAGTTTACTGGCAAGAGCTATTCATCTAAGATTGTTAACGATCAGATAGCTGAGATAGCTAAAGATATACTTATGCACCAAAGAATACGTAACGCATTTGGTCCAGTGCTAAGAATGTCTGTCAGATTGAGCAAGCCCCAAGAAAAAATTATTTTTTCGCCTATGTTTGCTAGATTTTCACGTGATATGCTGTATAGCAACCTGACACCTAAACAGATGAAGGCTAAGTATAAAGGCGGACTAGATCAAATGGAGATTATATTTGAAAGTATAGATGACACAGGCTTGATTGATAGCCTTAAAAACATGCCTAAACCATAATGGACAACAGATTAGTACTACTACAACAAGATTTTAAGCTGTTTTTGCAGGCATTATGGCATGAATTACATCTTCCACCGCCTACAAGAGCACAATATGCTATAGCAGATTACCTACAGCACGGACCAAAAAGACTACAAATACAGGCTTTCCGGGGTGTAGGTAAGAGCTGGATTACAGGAGCCTTTGTATTATGGACATTGTTCAATGATGCAGAGCGTAAAATCATGATAATCTCCGCTTCTAAGGAGAGAGCGGATAATATGTCGATCTTCTTACAGAAACTTATCATAGACACACCATGGCTAAGTCAACTACAACCCAAATCGGACGATTCTCGCTGGAGTCGCATCAGCTTCGACGTAAATTGTTCTCCACACCAAGCACCAAGCGTCAAATCGGTAGGAATCACTGGGCAGCTCACCGGAAGCCGAGCAGATCTCATGATTTTAGACGACGTAGAGGTACCGGGCAACAGTATGACGGAGCTTATGCGTGAAAAGCTTTTACAACTCTGTACGGAAGCGGAGTCAATCCTTACCCCGAAAAGCGATTCTCGTATTATGTATCTCGGGACTCCTCAGACTACTTTTACTATTTATCGTAAGTTGGCAGAGCGTGCGTATCGTCCCTTGGTTTGGCCGGCAAGATACCCAAGAGGTAAGTCCATCACACAGTACGAAGGACTATTAGCACCTGATTTACAGGAAGATATAGACAATGGAGCAGAAGAATGGGCTCCTACAGACGATAGATTCACAGATGAAGACCTGTTAGAAAGGGAAGCATCTATGGGTCGTAGCAACTACATGCTACAGTTTCAACTCGACACAAGCTTATCAGATGCAGAAAAGTTCCCACTTAAGATGGCTGATCTTATTGTTACTAGCGTTAACCCTAAGTCTGCACCCGAAAACATTATATGGTGCTCAGATCCAGCCAATGTCATCAGAGACGCTCCTACAGTCGGACTACCCGGAGACTATTTCTATACACCTATGCAAATGCAAGGAGATTGGAGTGAATATACGGAAACCATATGCAGTGTGGATCCATCCGGTAGAGGAACAGACGAAACAGCGGCTTGTTATCTATCCCAACGCAACGGAATCATCTATTTGCATGAAGTGCGAGCGTACAGAGACGGGTACAGTGATAATACCTTGCTCGACATCCTTAGAGGCTGTAAAAAGTACAATGTTACAAGCTTGGTTATCGAAACAAACTTTGGAGACGGTATCGTAAGTGAACTATTTAAAAAACATCTTATTCAGACAAAACAAAACATACATATTGAAGAGGTACGAGCAAATGTTAGGAAAGAGGATCGGATTATTGACAGCCTTGAACCTGTGCTCAATCAGCATCGCCTTGTTGTTGATCGTGGGGTTATCGACTGGGACTATCGGTCGAACCAAGACAGTCCGCCTGAAAGCAGGCTCCTCTATATGCTATTTTACCAAATGAGTCGTATGTGTCGTCAAAAAGGTGCAGTTAGGCACGACGACAGATTAGACTGCCTTGCACAAGGTGTAAAATACTTTACAGATGCCCTTCATATCAGTGCACAAGAAGAAATAAAGAATCGTAAGCATGAATTGTTTATGGATACGTTAGAAGCGTTCCTAGATGACCCTCAAGCTGCGACAAATCATTTAGTATTAGGTTTAAGCCTAGAACAGCGTAGAGAAGCTCGTGGAAAGGAGTCTGGAAACAGTGTTCCTAACTGGCGTTGAGCGGTCCCTCACGTATACAGGGGAGGAGAAGGGTGGACTCTTCCTCTGTACCTAATATCCTATGAGTGGATATTTCTTAATAGACCTCCACTAACTTATAACTACCATGAGAATATTCGCAGCTATAGAGCGTATATTACTGGATAGATGGAGAAAAATAAAGATAGCACTTAAGATTAACAAGTGGCCTTTGTTAAGTCTTCGTGAACAGCAATTACAGCTCAAAAAACAATACCTAGAATCACTCCTTAAAAAATAACATAAATTTGTCAAGCCTATTATCGATCCCGCAGGGACGCAAGTTCCCCCTGAGACTCATTGAGACTGCACAACAGGGACGTATAGACACGTGCGACTGCATCATGAGACTGTCAAGCGAGTCCAATGTGTCTTTCACAATCACAACAGGGACGCATCAGACGCAACCTGAGACATAACATTGTGTTAATATGTGTTGATCTGTGTGCATCGCAGTCTTAGTCCAGTATCAATCAGTATTAGACTGAGACTCACAA